ATCGATCCCGAGCGACTTGGTCGACTGCCCGAGCTTTTCGAGGGTGTCAGTGACCGTTTCGACCGTGGTCGCAACGCGCACGACCGTCTCGAAATAGCCTTCGCCGACCTGCTGAAACTTCTCCAGGCCGGGGATCGCCGCGTGCGCGATATCATCCGCTGCGCCGCCGAATACCGCCTCCAGCTTATCCTGAATTTGCTGCCCGGTCAGACCTTGAAGGTCGATCTTTCCGATGTTGACGACGAAGCTGTCGAGACGCTTGGTAACGTCATCCGTCGCCAGCCCTAGCGGTCCGGCAGTCGCCGCAACTGCATCATAGAAGCCCTTCAGGATTTGCGTAAACTGCTGCTCGATTTCAGACGACGCATTGGAATATTGCGTGCTGTATTTCGTCGAAGTGGTCAGCCCGAAGAACTTCTTCTTCTTCTGAATGTCCGAGTAGTACGAGGCATCAAATCCGCCGTCGACGATGCCGCCCAAAGACTGCGACCCGCCATAAATGCCGCTTCCGACAACTTTCGTCTTGGTGCCGAACAGGCTCTGCACGACGCTTGCAATGCCGCCGACGATGTCGCCCACGATCGGGATTTTCTGCACAACTGCGCCGATGGCGGCTCCGATCGGACCGGCAAGTGCGAAGCCCACGGCCGCCGTATAGGCGCTGATGGCAGCATCCGGGATGGAGGACTTAAACCCGGTCTGCACGCCCGCCGATGCATCGATGTTGCCGGTGCGGATCAGGATATTGGTGAGACCGCCGATGTTCGCTTCGATCGACTTAAGCGACGCGGCCATCTGCGAGGAATATTGGAGGTTGATAGTGTCGACGTCCTTCAGACTTTCGATAGCCCGCTGGATGCTGTCGCTCTTGGCCGAACTGTCGCCGAAAACGGTCCCGGTGCCCTCATTAGCAGGTTCGACACCGCTCTTGCCGCCGCCCCCGAATGAGCCTGCAATCGCCAAGCCGATCGAGGCGAGCGCAGCAGCGGTTGCAGCACCCGCCACGAGGTTAAGGGGGAAAGGCATCGACGCGATGGCTTTGGCGACAGCCTCGACGGCGTAAGCGATGCCGCGCGCGGCACTGCTCGCCAGCTTCGCGCCTGTCTCGACGACGTCCTGCGCGATTGATTTGAGCGACAAGGCCAGCTCGACGGCGCGGAACGCCTTTTCGGTCGTCTCCATCACCTTGTAGCCCTTCGAGTGCTCGCCAAAGAAGCCCTTGGCAGCGTCCAGGACGTCGCCCATCGATTTGACCTGCGCGATGGCGCTCTTGGCGGCGTATTCCTGCGATACCTGCGCCTTCGCCTTCTCGATCTTGGACTGCTGCTCCGCATAATCCGCCGACTTCTCGTCGAGCTTCGAGGCGTCGTCGTCGAGGGCTTTCAGCCGTGCCTTCTCTTCGGTCGCGTTGCGAATTTGCTGGGCGTTGAAGTCGACAAGCGCCGACGCCATGGTGCCGATCGACTGCCCGGCTTTACCAAAGGCAGAGCCCATGTCCTGCGCCGCCGTTTGGACGTTCTGGGAGATGATGCCCCACAGCTCCGCCTGGTGGTTCAGAGAGATGTTGTAGGCATCCTGCGCCGCACGATTTGCGTTCGTCAGGTCCGCGATCTTCTGCATCGTGGCGACGTAGGCCAGCTGCTTGTCGATATCGGTGGTCTGCGTCTGAGCGTACTGCCACGCCTGCAACGTCACCAGGGCGCGGGACCGCACCGCGTCGTTCTCGCCGATCAGCCGGCCTTCCAGCTCCAGCTGCTCGATCTGGTTGTCGTTCGCGGTCCGCGCTTGGATTTCCTGGGCGCGCTCGGCTTCGTCGTTCGCCTGCGCTTGGGCCGCCCGGAGGTCTGCAATGGCCTGGTCGGCCTTCTTAGCACCGTCGACCAAGCCACGGTCGCGCGCAGCCTGTGCGGCCGCGAGGAGCGGCAGCAGCTCCTGCTGGTCGCGCATGGCTTCGCTCGCCTTGCCAAGCGGAATGAGCCCCGCCTCGACGTTGTCGTTCACAGCCTGCTGCACGGCCGACTGGTTGCGCATCTGCGCGGCCGACTTCTCTCCATCGACCACGCGCTGGGCAATGGCGACCTGCACCTGCCGGTCGATCGCGGCCTGTTGGTTCGCCTGCTGCTTGATCGCCTCCGATTGTGCCTTCGTCGTCGCCTCCGCGACGAGGGCGGCCGCGTCGCTGGCCTTATAGGCATCGGCCGTCGCGTAGAGGTTCGCGATCTGGACGGTCTGCGCCTCGGCACTCCGGGCGAGGGTCTGGGCATGCTTGTCGACATGCTGCGAAGCCGCGTTCACGGCCGCATCCGCCTTCGTCATCGCCGCCTGATAATCGGCGAGCGACATCGTGCCCTCCTCAACCGCCTTGTGACCCTTGATCTGGGTAACCTGCGCCTGAGCCTCCGCCTTCTCCCGCGCTGTGGTCGCGGCTGCCAGCTTGGCTTCGGCATCCGCCAGCGAGAGGTCGGGCTTGTCAGCGCCGAAATTGCCGGCCGCGATCTTCTGATCGCCCGGCTTGCCCTGCCCCGTGAGCAGACGCGCCTGCGCCTGGTACTGCTGCACGCGGCGATTGGCCAACTCCCACGCGGCCGCCTGCGCGATGATGTCGTTGTTGACGGTCTTGAGCCCCGGTGACGCGGCGCTGATGGCGTTTAAGCTCTTGGCCAGCTGATCGGTCGACCCGTTCGCCTTGAACGCGCTTAAGGCGGCGACGGTGCGCGGGTCCTGACGGATTTCGACGGAGCCAGTGCCGAGGGAGCTGGTCTGGACGAACTTCGGCGCCGCGTTCTGCAACAGGGCATCGCGCGCCTTATCCGCCGCCGACTGCGCTTCCTTCGCGTCCTTCTGGGTGAGGGCGGCCGCGTTCAGGATCAGCGCCGCGTTCTGCTCTTTGATCCGACCCGTCGTGTGATCGATGATGTCGGCCAGTTCCTCCTGGTGCTTCTTCATCTGATCAGCGGCCGATCCGCCCTCGATCAGCTTCGGCACGAGGACAGCCAGCACTGCCGTGCCTGCCATGATGGCGAGCCCCCACGGGCCGGACATGAACTCGGCCACACCCTTCAGCGCGCCGCCCATGCCCGCACCGCCCATGCCGAGCGCCGCCACCACTTCGGTGCCCTGCTGGATCGCGATGCGCCACACGGGCATACCCGACGCGATGCTCTCGGTGGTCCGAAACATCGCCGACTGGAGCATCATCGACTGGACCGAAGCCCCCTGATGCACGCCGCCGAGCGTCCGACCTGCGTTGGCCGCCAGCTCTTCGGCGGCCGCCAGCTGCTCGGCGCTGATCTTACCCGCGTCATAGAGCACGCGCGCCTCGGCGATCATCGCATTGGCGCGCTGCTGCGCACCCGCAACGGGATCGATTGCGCTGACAAGCGCCCGCGTGCGGGCGTCCAGCTGATCTTCGACCGCCAAAAGCTGCGCCATTGCGCGCGCAGACGCTTCAGCGCTGCCCTCGGCCTTGCCGAAGCCCGATCCTGCCAGCGCCTCGATCTGGTTCTGTAGGCCGGTATTCGGCGCCATCGAGGCCGCGCGCGAGGCAACGGCCTGCTTCTCCAGCGCTTGCGTCGTTGCCGCGAGCGCCGTGGTCGCCTTCATTTCGGCCGCCGCGTATTCGTCGACCGAGATTGCGCCGGCCGCCAGCAGCTCGTTTGCGGTCGCCATGTCGGCATTGAAGCGCTGCTGCGCCACGCCAGCCGGATCGATCGTCGCGCGGAGACGCTCGACGGCCGCCGCGCGCTGCTCTTCCTGCCGCGCCAGCTCGGCCGCAGCAGCGGCCGCCGCCTTGTCTTCCGCAGCCGCGTCGGCTTCCGCCTGTGCGCGTCGCGCCGTCGCCAGCTCGACGGCGTACAGTTCGGTTTCGAGCGTCCGCAACCGCGTCGCCAGTTCGGTCATACCAGCCTGCTCGGCCGCGAGCGCCGCCGCCTCTGTCTTCATCTGGCGGATTTCGGACGCCGATTTGCCGAATACGGACAGCTGACGTTCGAGCGTCGACCCCATGCTCTCGCCAGCTCGCTCGATCCGGTTGAACTCCCGCTGTGCTGCCGTCGACGACTGGCTGACCGCGTCGGCGAACTTCACGACATTGGACACGGCCGCGCTGGTGTCGGCCATTCCCTTGGTCGCGGCCTCGATCCGGTTGAGGTCCTTGACCGCGGCTTGCGTGGCGCGATCGACCGCACCGGCAAACGCCTGCACATTGGCGGCCGCGCCCGAGGTCGTCATCTCCAGACCAATTTCGAGGGAGGCGACCTTCTGACCCACAACATACCTCCCTCGAATGATCAAAAACCGCCGAACATGGCGGCAATCTGCCGGTCGACCACCGTGCGTTCGGCGGCGACGGTTTCTTCTATCTGGTAGGGCTGAGGGGCACCCGGCTTCTCCGCCTTGCGGCTCTCGGAGAGCCAGGCGGCCGAAGCGCGACGCATCAGCCTCGACACCCAAGGAGGCTGTCGAATGCCGATCGCATCCTGCCACGCGGCAATGGTGCCCCACCGCAGGGGCTCCCGATCCATGCCCGCGTAATCGACCGGACCGATTTCCATCAGGCGGTCGTACAGCCATGTTTCGGACAGGGGCGGCATCGTCGGTTCGATGCCGTCCCTGCGATACTGCCCCAGTCGGGTCAGGCGCTCCGGTTCCGAGCCCTGCCCGTTGGCTGGCTTACTCTCCGGCTTCGGGGCCGTACTCAGCCAGGCCGATTGCCGGACGTAGAGGATTAGCTCGTCGCCGAGGCCTTGGAGAAATTTCCCCAGTCGTTGTTGAAGGGCGTCGCCTGTGTGACGACCCAGCCATATTCACGATCGCTGTAGAGCGCCTTGTACAGCTCCACGCCCGTCGCATTACCGGCCGGCGGATATTCGAGGTTGTCGAACGACGCGGTGATGTCCGCCAGATGCTGGATCGCATCAGCCCGAAGGATGTCGGCGGTCAGCTCGATCTTGCGCTTATTCCGCAGGAGGGAGCGGTTGGTACGGCGCGCGTCCGCCGCTTCGTATTCGGGGCTGCCGGGGCCAAAGAACGTGATGCCGACCGGCTCCGGGTTGCCGTCATTATCGACGAAGAACGGCTCCTCGGTCTTCGGGTCCTTAAGATGCAGGAAGGCAGTCATGCACGTGGCGACGCTGGTGATGTTGAACTTCTTCACGGTTTGGTTTCCTTCGCGGGAGGTTGCACCGACCCGCCCCGAACCCCGCGAGAGCGGGGCGGGCCGATGCTCGGTCACCGGGTCTCAGCCGGAATTGGGGGTGGTGGCGGCTCAGCCGCCGACGAGCGCCTTGACGACGCCGACGCCGTTGATCTGGGTGATTTCGAGCGACACCGACACGCTCGTGATGCTGTCGCGCTCGCCGACCTGGCGCTTGAACGACATGACCTGCGCCGGGAAATAATACTTATCGCCGGTCTGCCGGGTCAGGCAGAAATAGTAGTTGGCGTCGGAACCCGCCGCCGTCTCCAGCAGCATCTGGCCCGCATCGTCCTCGTCGAGACCGATCGTCAGGGCCAGCTGGCCTTCATCGAAGCCGCCCTTGAACTTGACGGTGCCTCGCGTGGCGAGCGGCTTGTGTTCGACCTTGCTGTATTCGCGGCCGAAGTCGCCGAGATTGGTGATTTCGCCGATCGGCGTGAAAACGCCAGCGGTGTAGCCAGCCTTGTCGAAGGTGGCCGGCGCGGTCGCGGTGATGCCGAGGGTGGCACCCGCCGAAGTGCTCGTGGTCATTCAGGGTTCTCCAGGCATAAAAAAAGCCCGCGCGAGGCGGGCGGGGCTCTGCCGATCGGCAAAGGGATCAGGTGGCGGGCGCGACCTTCGTCTTGGCGGGCTTGGTGCCAGCCGCATCCGCGTCGGCAGGCGGCGCAAGGTCCTCCTCGGTCGCCTCCCGGACAACGCCGATCAGCTTGAGGTCATCGAAATGGCTGGCAGGCATCTCGGTGATGATCGCGCCCTTGAGGTAGGTGCGCGCGCCGTTGGTGTGCCGGCGGATGACGACGGCATTCTTGGTTTCGGGCATGAGATGTTCTCCGTTTTCAGGCTGCGGGGTAGGTCACCTGGAAGTCGAACGACGACATCCAGATGGAACTGTCGGGCGTGCGGAAGTCGGGACCGGGACCGAGCGCCGTTGTGGCCACGCCGGAGCGACCAGCGACAACCCCGCTCAACCCGTCGCAGGCATCGTTGACCAGCTCCCGCAGCGTCTTCGTCTGCTCGTAATTGGCTGCCCGAATGGTGACCTGCACCCGCTCGAACCAATGGCTCGCACGGCCCGCGAGACGCGCATTCGGGTGTGCCGAGACGGTGGTGACAAGAAGCGCCGGCAACGGCACGCCCTCAGACAAACCGCCGCCCATGATCCGCTCGGCCGGCACCAGCGCCGTGACGGCGGCGTCGGCAGTCAGAAGATCGAGGATGATCGGCACGCCGCTCATTCGTCGTCGCCTTCTTGCGCAGGAGCCGGGGCGGCGATGCCAGCCTTGGTGCAGCGCGCCGCGATGTAGCCGCCGATCGCGGCGATGGCCTCCCCGGACTTGTTGTCGACTGCATTCCGCATGAACGGGTTTGACTTTGCGCCGGGGTGATGAACGGTGGTCCCGACGAAGTGCCCGCTGATGTCGAGGGCGTGGTGCTTCACCTCGTGGTTGATCCGGCGCACCGTCTTTCCGTCGCTCACGCTGTCATCGACGCTGATGAAGTGCGGATCGGTGCCGTATTCCTCCCACGGCGCGAGATACGCTCCCCGTCCCTTCACCTGCACTTTGGCCGAGACCAGCCCCTTTTCAGCGCGGCTGCTTGTGCTGATCGCGGCGCGAACCTCATGTGAGCGGGTATTCTCGCGGGCATCGTCCGCAAACACGTCCGCACCCTTTTTGAGTGCCCCGCGCAAGACGTTGCTTTCGAGCTTCGCCGGGAGCGTCGAGAGGAAGCTCTTGATGTCCCCCAAGCCCTTCATCGTAGCCATTACGCTTCACCCCCGGACGTGGAATATTCGGCCGCCATCATCTCCATGTCGCGGGTGCCGAGCTTTGCCGGGCCGGCGACGATCTGGAGGTAGCGGCGATCAGCCGGGGCCGGATCGGCCGGCTGGTCCAGCGAACCGACGACGATCCGCATGTCGGCGGAGATATCAGCGCGGAACCGCATACGGACCCGCGCGGGGCGCGTCGCGATGGTGAGGCCAGCCGCGAGCTGCTCGCCTCGGCTGGGCAACCAGTCGAGCACCTGCGCCCATTCCGTGACGACGGGCACCCATTCGTGCTGGCCCGCCTTCATTCCGCCAGCCAGCGGCACTTTGCGCTCGATCCTCACCTTGGTGTCGAGGGCACCGGAGGGGAGGCTCATCCGACCGAGACCTCAGCCAGCAGGCCGAAAATCCGTTCGGCGGACTGCGGGACTTCGTTAACGCTGATGCTCGGCCCGACCGAGACAGACTCCCGGTTCAGATACCAATGGGCGATGGTCTGGAGCACGCCGACGACGAAAAGCGCCTTGTCTTGATCGGCGAGGGCCGACGCGGCGCGGCTCGTCCGCTTTTCACCGTAGCGGATCGCACCGACCAGCAGCACGGCCAGTTCGGCATCATGGTCAGCGTTGAGGACGCTGACATGCGCCTTCACCTGATCGAGCGTCAGCAGTTCGTCCACGACGATGCTCCAGAGATAGGAATGGGCCGGCCGGAGCCGGCCCCGGAGGGTTACTGCTGGGGCGTGCCGCCACCATCACCCTCGCCCGCGCCTTCGGCCTTGGTGGCCTTGCCCTTCGCCTTGACGGCTTCGGCGATTTCGCGGTCGATCAGATCCTTTTCGATCTCCGCGCTGAACGAGGCGATTTCACCCACGTTGTAGATGGTGCCGACCTGCGCCGGCTGGAGGAACTTCACGGCCATGGATGGTCTCCAGATGCGAGAAGGGCGCCCGCAGGCGCCCTCTCAATGTTCGTCGATGGTGGAAGGGCTTACGGAGCCCAAGTCACGCCGGTCAGGACCGACACCGCCTTGTCGTAGCGCAGCTGGGTGTCATGCTCCTCGATCAGACGGATAACCGTCTCGTCGTTCGAGAAGGCCGAGCGGATGACGCCGCCGTCGTCATAGGCCGCCTCGGTCGAAGCCGCGAGCGTCACCCGATAGGTGTCGCCGATCTGGAACTGCGACCAGTCACCGAAATACAGCTCGCTCTCGTTGCCGCCGACGCCGAGATTGTCCGGCACCGACGTGGTGGGCGCGATCGGATAGCCCTTGAGCGTGTTGTTCGCCTCGATCGACGGATAGACGAGGTTGCCGTTGCCGTCGCGCAGGTTGGCGAGGAACTCGCGCACCCGATAGGACATGATCCAGCCGCACTTCGCCATCGGCACGTTGGCGTTCTGCACTGCCAGCGTCAGGCGGCTCAGGTCCGACGACACCGTGACGAGGCTCGGATTGGCCGTCATCACCAGAATGTTGCCGGCATTGGCGAGATAGCGCGCACCCGTCGGAGCCAAGGCCGAGCCGACGCCGCGCAGGAACTGCTGATCTTCCTTCACCGCAGCGCTCTGGAGCAGATCGTCGCGCGCCATCACGTCCACGCCGAAGCCCGAGCGGCGGATCAGGCGATTGGTGATCGGCACGAGGGCCATGAGGCTCTTCGCCGACATGCTGTTGACGCCGACCTTCATGTCGGTAGTCGGCGCGGGAAGGCGCTCGCCGACATATCCCGCCGACGTACTGGCGGTCTTCTTCCGGGTGGTCAGGTTGCCATCGGGCATCGGCACCGACTGCGCGCCGAGATTGCGGATAACGACCATCGGCCGCAGCAGATCGACGAATTCCTTGCTGTACGCCTGATCGACGAGATAGCCGCCATTCGCGTTGGTCTGCTGTTCCATGTTGCCGACGATCTGGCCCATGTCGGAGCCCCAGATCGTCTCGGCATGGGCGGCCATCGCGCGCTGGTCATTGCCCCCGGTCGCGGCGATCGTGAGGGCGATACGCCCCATCATCGCACCCGGCTCCAGCTTTTTCTCAACCGCCGCCGGCACACTCGCCGGCCCGCCCGGCACCGTCACCGGCTTGGCCGCGCTGGCCTTGAGCGCGAGCAGGTCTTCTTCGCGCTTGATGGAGGCTTCGAGCTTTTCGGCCTCGCCCTTGAACTGGTCGAACTGCGCCTGCTCTTCGGCGGTCAGATCGCGGTTGTCGGCGTCGGTCGCGGCCTGAAGGATGCCGTCCATCGAAGCGAGGACGGCCGCCAGGTT